TAAATTCAGAAAACATATCACTAGTATCTTTAGGTATCCCATTCCAACTAAATTATAATATCTTTAAGTACCGTATGGAGTTAGCTCTTGCTCGTAGTAAAGACATCATAGCACAGTTTGACATCAACATGATCCCAAAGAAGTGGGATTTAGATAAGTTTATGTACTATGTAGAAGGTACCGGTATTGCATGGGTTGATTACAACAAAGAAGGTATACAACTGTCACCGCAACATCAGTCTGTGTTAGATATGTCAATCAAGACTATTGGGCAATACATTCAATTATTAGAATCTATTTTTGCTGAGTGGGAACGTATATCTGGAGTTAACAGGCAAAGACAAGGAATGGTTGGGCCGTATGAAGGTAAAGCATCTTCACAACAAGCCATTATGCAATCGTCACATATTACAGAAGACTTGTTCCGTAAGTTCAATAGATTTGAGCAACGTGAAATGCAAGGTTTACTTGACTACTCTAAAGAAGCGTGGATTTCTGGAAAGAAAGCTATGTATGTAATGCCGGATAATCAAATTGATATGTTTGAGCTAGAGGCAGAAGATCATATGGAAAGTGAATATGGTATCTTTGTATCTGATGCGGGTAGAGATCTAGAAAAGTTAGATCAAGCTAAGCAGTTATCTCAAGCTATGATTCAAAACGGAATGAAAACTTCTGAAGTACTTGAGTTGTTCGATACAGAAAACTTTACAGGTATTAAAGCTAAAATTGCTAAAGCAGAACGTGCTCGTGAAGCTCTTGAACAAAAACAACAAGAAGCTCAGCAGCAACAACAGCAGCAGGAAATGCAATTAAAGCAACAAGCGTTACAACAAGAGCAGCTTGAAAAAGATAAAGACAGGCAAATTCAAATAGAAACTGCTTTAATACACGCCGAGGCTAATGATTCTACAGGCAAGCTAAATTTAGATTTAGAAAAAATGCTTAAAGAACATGAAATTAAACAACGTGAGCTTTCTATTAAAGAAAAAGAGATAAGTCAAAAGAATGACGCTCAATAATAAAAATAGAAGAGAGCTTCTAGATAGGGCTAGAGCATCAGATTATCCTGGATCTATCATTGATATATATGATGGGTACCGTAAAGGTAGAGATGTAATAGCTGAATTTGAAGCGCAAAAGCAGGGTAACATTGCTGTATCCCCGTCGCAGCAACAAGCCGGACTTGGCCCTGCTCACCAGGCCGGAGGGACAGACCAGAGTATGATATTTCCTAATATAGGACCCAACGCTACTATGACTACAGCGAATAAAGGGATCAAAGCTAACCTGGACGTTAAAGGGTATGATGGTCGAGGCCATCTAGTAAAATCGTATGAGTCTGTCCCGCCTGGTGTTAAAGCCCTACCTATGGGCCCTAGAGCAACCACAGTAGTAGAAACCCCATCTCGCTATGCAAGGCTTGGTGGATTCTTAAGTGATATATAGTAATAGCATTTATAAAAAATAATTTTATACTTGCACCCTTAAAACCAAACAAATAAATTTGCAATGAGTGATGAAAAAAAATTAGACTTCAGTGCTATTTCCTTTGACGATGTTATTGGAGATGGAGCCGCAGGACTAACAACAGAAGCTCCTCAAAATGTTGAGGAAACCGTAAGTGAGGAACTTGTTAATGACGAACTCGATCAAGACATTGAGGAAGTCCAAGAACCTTTAGAAGATAACAATGATGAAGTCGAAGTCAGCGATTCAGAAGAATACGACGACCAAGATGAAGTCGAAGACTCTGACGAAAACCCAGATTCTAGTGTAGCTTTAGAAATAGCAGAAACATTAGGAATGGACTTAGAAAATAACTATGCTGATACAGTAGAAGGATTAACTGAGTTTGTTAGAGACATGTCTCAAGAAGTTGCAGAGAATCAGATTGAAGATCTGTTTCAGCAGCATCCACTAGTACAACAACACTTAGACTATGTCCTCTCTGGAGGTGAGTCTGAAAAGTTCTTTGAAGCATACAATCCTAAATTGGATTACAATAACTTCACAATCAATAAAACTGATTCTGGGGTACAAGCAGCAGTATTATCTCAATACTTTCAAGCAAAAGGGCACGAGCCCGAGTTTATTCAAGAACTATTAGAAGATTATTCTGATAGTGGTAAACTTTACGATAAAGCAGAAGCAGCTAGGCAAGCATTAGGCCAAGCTCAAGCTTTAGAAAGAGAAAATATGTTAGCTAATCAGCAAGAGCAATATGAAAAGCAACAAGAAGAACAGAATGAATTCTGGGAAGGAGTTGCAGAAACTATAGAAGGTGGCAATGAGTTTGCAGGGATTCGTATCCCAGATGCAGATAAATCTAACTTCTTTGATTACATATCCGCTCCCGTAGACGACAATGGTCGCACACAAAGAGATGTTGATTACGCTGAAGCTGATGTAAATGTAAAACTAGCTATAGACTATCTAATGTTTGGTGGATTCAAACTTGATGAAATCATTGATACTAAAGCTAGAACTAAGAGTGTACAAGGACTCAAAAACCGTATTGTTCGGAACGAAGCTCAAGTTAAAAACGCTAGAGGAGCTCAACGTTCTAAACCTAAATCATTTGATCCAGATCAACTGGACATAAACGCGCTTTTTTAAAATAAGCAATTAACTTTTAATAATATATAATCATGGCATTGACTAACGTACTAAAAACGTACTACAATGATTCGCAGATGACTGACACCAATTCGTTGGTCAATGCGTTGATGGAGAAGCCGGAAGAGCTGTCTCCAATTATCACGCACCTCGCAGGGCGTGAAGAAAAGAAATTCCCATTGTCTTTCATGACAGAGGGAGTAGGTAACACTAAATCTATCGATCGTTTTGAATACGAGTACCGAGTGAAAACTCATGAGGTAAACGTTCGTCCGGTTGTAGCTGCTTCTGGAACAGGAGCTGGTGGTGCAACTTTTACTATTACTTTCCCAGATCGCTGGTTTGTATTCCCATACACTCTAGTTTCTGAAAATGGGGTATTAGCTCGTATTATGGAAGAACCGTCAGCTGTAAGTGGCGGGTATCGCTATACTATGAAGCTTGTATCACCAGATCAAGCCGCTCTTGTAGACACAGATACTACTGGAGATCTTGCACCTGGTGCAATGTGGGGTCAGCTATACGCTAACGTAGGAATTGACTTCTCTCGTGGAAACGCTTCTAACTGGAGTGCACCTGGCTTAGTTCGTTCTAAGATTGGAACTATTCGTAAGTCTTATCAGTTTTCTGGTAATGCAAAAGACTACGTTGCTCAATTTGAACTCCCACTAAAAGAAGGTTCTACTACTAAACTTTGGATGGACTATGAAGAGTACCGTCATATGTTGAAGTTTAAGGAAGAGTGTGAGATGTACTACTGGTATGGCCAGAAGACTCATGACTCTACCGGTCGAACTAATATGGTAGATGAAAATGGACAACCAGTTGTTTCTGGTCCTGGTTTATTCGAGCAGATTATCAATAAAGATTCTTACTCTACATTAACTCAAACTAAAATTGAGGATGTGATTGGTGACTTATTCTACGGAATGACTGACGCTACTGATAAACAGGTTACTTTGTATACTGGTATTGGGGGAGCACGTGAATTTGATAAAGCTATGCGTAACTACTACGCTAGCGGCAATGGTGGGGCTACTAGTGTTACTGCAGGACAGCGTGGCTACTTAACTACTTCAGATTCTAAGTTCATTACAGGTAGTGGACGTAGTCTTGGTGTTACTGGTTACTTCAACTCTTATGACCACATTGATGGACATACAGTAAACGTAGTTAAAGTTCCATTATTTGACCATGGTCCTGTTGCTCAGGCTTCTAGGAAGCACCCAGAGTCGGGTCTTCCATTAGAGTCTTATCGAATGACATTTGTTGACCAGTCTACTTATGACGGAGAAAACAATCTCCAAATGATCAATAAGAAAGGTCGTGAAATGTTGCGTTGGGCTGTTGCTGGTTCTGTTGTGCCTAAGGGCTTTACAGGGTCTGACACTCGCGCTAGTGATATAGACGGTGCTTCCGTACACATGCTAAAGACAGCTGGTATCCTGCTTCGCAGATTTGATACTTCGCTTGATATGACTTGTACTGCATCGTAATTTGCGTTTGGTTTGCAAAAGGGGGGAGCAATCCCCCCGATTGCATCAATTATATAAAAAAATAAGTTATTCTTCTTAATAAAAGAACAGCTTAGTTATTCTTTCTAAACTTAAAAGAACATGAGAAAAATTTACATTCGACGAAAGGAGACTTCAAGTTTCCTACCAAAAGAGGTCCGAGTAGGAGCTCGAGTTACAATTGGTTCTATATTTGTAGGACGACAACCACTCAGAGGAGTGGAAGGAGAAGAGGCTAAAAAGTACCTACCAGGTCTTATAGGTCTACCGTATGATCACCCAGACTTTCCTTCGCGGGAAAAAGATTACTGGGCAAGTCTAAGAGTTAAAGTCCCATTTGAAGGAAAAGAACTTGATATTAGTACTCACGAAGATGGTAGTCCTATCAATGTTGAAGATTACATTACTTATAAATGGTGTATGAAACACAGACAAGTAGTTGAAACTAAAGAAGAAATGACTACTACTTCAGGTGCTAGATTCTACATATACGATCCTCAAAAGGATTTAATTAAAAAGAACGCAAGAGTTAAAATTGCAAAAGAAGCAGATAAAGAGTTTATTAAAGCTTCTTCAGATGTTGCAAGAATGAAAAGATTATTAAGGGTATTAACGAATACAAACCCTGATAAACTTACAGATCTAGAAATTGAAAATAGTTTGTATGATTTAAAAACTAAATCACCTGCTAAATTTCATAAAGCAGCCATAGATAAAGATCTTGATCTTAAAGATGAGATTGCTGAAATGGTACAACAAGATATCATTCGTAAGATAGGCAACCAGCATATCCACGGTGATGAAACAATAGGAGAAGATTTAACTGATACTATTGTATATTTTAAAAATAAAAAGAACTCAGGAGCAATAAATGCACTGAGGGCAAAACTTAAAGAAGTCAAGTGACAATAGAAGAGATGCATATTGCTGTTAACCTGGGAGTCCAAAAAATTGGGTCTTTCCAGGTTGACAATCTCTTGCCTGAAGAAATAGACCATGAGCTTAATTTAGCTCAGCGTCGTTTCATCAAGCAAAAATACTCTGCTACGTCAAACCCAAAACAAATTGGATTTGAACAATCGCAAAAAAGATTAGATGATCTTCGTAATTTAATTGAAGATTTTACAGCTTATGAGAATTTCTATATGGGTCCTATTTACACATCTAGCTCTAAAGGAGATATTTTTGTAGATCGATATAAACTGCCTTTAGATTACATGCATTTAGTTAGCGTTAGAAGTGAGGTTAAAGATGGATGTAATAAAGCTATTCAAATAAGGATTGAAGATCAAAGATTTGAATATTTACGTATTCCTATTACAATAAATTTAAGAGGTTTTTATCTTACTAGTATTCTTCTTGCAAATAGTGATGGGGGTGTAAATTCAATTAAAAGTAATCCTAATGGATTAACTATAGATGATCTTAGACGAGATGATTATCCTTATGGATTACAACCTAGTTTATCATCAAATGATACATTTAGTGATCTTACAAGTAATAGTTTATCTGCAGATTCACCTGTTGCAGATGCAAATGAAATTTTCTTAAAAAAATCTAAAACTGATGGAATAGATGCGGATGGTAATACCAATAGTTTTTCAATAGTTACAGCAGATGGTCTTGGGGCTGAAAGTGCGGGAGCTTATGCTATTTTAGTATTTACTAATGCAAGAGGAGAACAAGAAAGTATAAATGTTATGCAACCTCCTATTTCTGCTAGAAACCAATCACGTAAACATAATCCTACATCTAAAAATGATTTTTTAGTTAAAAGAACACTTTGCAAGTATGTTCAACAGGATGATATATATAAAGTATTAGATGATCCTTTTTCTTCAACAAAAGCATCATCACCATTGTATACAGTTCAAGAAAATTTTGTAGATTTGTATTCAACTATAACCTTTTTACCAACTACTACAGTAATAAAGTATTTAAGGAGACCAGCTATTATGCGCAAAGCAACAGGAGCTGGTTCCGAACTGCCTGAACACACTCATGACGAGATCATAGAGATGGCAGTTAAAAGCATTTTGGAGACAATTGAATCTCCAAGATATCAATCACAATCTAACGAAGTGTTGGAGAGTGAATAATTTTTTATTAATCATGAAAAAATAAATAATCATGAATCAAGTTTTCGTTTCGAATCATATGAGTGGAATCTCAGATAACTCTCATGCACTATGGAGCACTTTAGCACATACTACAGGGGCCGCAGCAGGTCACGATACCTGTATGGTAGGTATTTGGGATCCAGTTGGGGGAACATTCCTAGATGGGTCAACAGCTGCTCTTTCACTTATAAATGCACGTAATCTTGCAAGTGCTGCTGCAGCTCTTGCTAATGCTGATTGGGATAAGTCCTCTTCAGGTACAAGTGTTTTAGCAGATGATACTGACCTTACAGGTGCTGGTGGTGTTGTTAATGTACGTCCTTCTAGTCCACAATGGTTGAACAACCAGTTCCAAATTGTGCAGGCTATGCCAAGTGGTAATCCAATTGCTTCCCCAATTATCCATAGTAATCAAGTTAAAAGATTAAGTTATAACTTTAGTGTTGAACCAGTTTTGCATCAATTAGATATTGATACTGATGCAGGTCTTAACCCGGTTGTAGAAGGTGACACTATGAAGCTTATATTAAGAATACATTATACGAATGATGTTGCATTTTATGAAGCTCAAGTTAACCCAAGTGGATCTGTAACTTCTGTTACTCCTGCTTTGTCTAATGCTTTTAATAATCCTCAACGTATTTATAAAGTAGAAGTTGCTGCTACTAATGACACTGAGGCTGATCAGTCTGCTGTTCTTGTTGCTGCTATCAATGCTGATCCTACAGTTAGCCAACTTGTTACTGCAACTGATGACGGTGATGGTCTTCTCCTTGAAGCTAAGTTCTTTGGAACAGTCCTTAATGCTACAGTTACTAAAAATGGTGATACAGCAGGTGTTGTTCTTGATAATTCAGGTGATGATATGACTATTGGTGTTGGATCTTACGCAGAAGTTCTTTCTGCTGAGAAGAAAGCTCAATATTCACAGGGGCATTTCAATAGAATGTATCTCCCAACAGGTGGGGTAACTATGGCATCTACGACTGCTGGTGGTTTGTCTTCTGAAACAGCTTTGTATAATAGGCTTGTTATTGAGTATGTTAACGGTAATTCAGCAATGCCTGGATTTAATGCTCAAGGCAATACTTCTACAGTTACTTTGTATACTCCTAGAGCAACATTTGCTAATGAGGATACTGGAAAAGGTTTAGAGGCAGTATTTGGTTTACAGAGTGCTTCAGATACAAATGTAGAATATATTTGGTAATTATTAATCTATAAATTAATGGGGGTGCAATTGGGCACCCCCTTTAATACTTTAAAAACATGGCATCAAAAGCAGTATATAACGACACTAAAGTTAGAGTGAAAGCTACTAAGCTTCAACCTAGAACTCGATACACTATTGAGATTACAGATCTTACAAGTGGGGCACGAGCTTCTTTTTCTCAGAATTCTAGAAAAGGCACTTTTACTAAAACAGTTCATTTAAAAACTGCAGGTGTTGTGCGTACTATTATACGAGATTCACGTGGTGGAGTAGTTAAGGAAAACTATTCGGTTTCTACTGCAGAGATAGATTGCTGCATAGCAAAACTCGTACATGATGCAATTAATTGTACATGTAAGTGCAATAAGTGTGATGAAGATTTACAACGAGCTCAAACAATTCATCTTCTTCTCCAATCAGCTAAACATGAAGCCCATGTATTAGGGGCTGCAGAAACAGCTAATCAAAAAGTTTTAAAAGCAAAAGAACTATGTACCGAGGTCTGCGCATGCGGATGCTAATACAATTATAAATGGCTGGTAAGTATACAAAGAGTAAGAAAAAAAGTACAAAAACTACTAGTACTACAATAAGTTCTGTATCAGGAGGTACTAAAAGTGTTAGTAGTTCTGGAAGTGTAGGTAGTGGTGGAGGTCGAACTGATGATCCAAACGCTGGAAGTTCTGGTTCTGCTAATTTAAATTTTAGACCTTCTCGTCATTTTTACGTAGTTCCTACATCTGCTGACTTTCGATTAGAACATGCTGCTACAACTGTAATAGCTCCATACAAAACATATTTAGGACAATTAGGCCCTTATGTAGGAGCAGGAGGAAAAGTAAGTGATGATGTTGATAATAAATTTTATGTTGGTGCTCAAGGATTTGCAGAAGTAGTTGGCGTAGTTCCTACTAAACTTACAATAGGTAGAGAAGAAACTACAGGAGCCAAACTACTACAGGACCACATAGAAGCTATAAAGTATAACTATTTATCAAATGGTCATAAAACAATTTCTATTATTTATCCTAAGTCATCAAGTAAAGATATTAGAGAACGTATTATACAATTTAATGTTTTATTTAGTGATGGATCTGTTATTACAGTAAAACAACCTGTAGTATCTAACACCTTAGTAAGCGGAAATGGTATAGTAGCTGAAATAGATACAGGCGGTCTTCACCAAAACCCTGTGTTTAGAAACCTAAGAAATAATGGAGGTATATCTTTTAAAATAGGTGCTCCCGCAGGCAGAGGTACTGTGACTTCTTTTATATCTGCAGGAAGTTGGATTAGAGGAAATTTTAAAGGAGGAGATAATTTAACTCCAAAAAAACATTTATGGTGGAAAGTTACAGGAAGACGTGAAGGAGGTGTTGGAAAAATTGGAGCTGTTTTTCATCAACAAGCTTACGAATCATATGGAACAGCTGGAGGTAGTAATTCTGTTAACGGGATTACATACGGTCTTGAACCGACTGTTCGTTTTAACTGGAAATCACGATATGGTCTAGCAGATAGAAATTCTTTTGCTGTTAAAACTGGTGCAGATTCGTTTGAAGGTTCTGCTGCTAATGAATTAGTAGGATCTAGTTTATACCCTAGAGGTTATTCTAAATATACTATAGCTGGAAATTTAACAAGTAATAACGCAAGGCTTCCACGATGGCAATCTGTAAATAAACTAGGAGCTATAAATTATGAAGAAAATTCTGACGCCTATTCACAATATCCTACTAATAGGTTTGGTCCTGTAAATTCTCATTATAATGGAGGAGTTGGACACACAATACAACAAGATGGATTATGTATTTCTTTTAAATTGTTAACTAATGAAGCAGATGCATCTAGTTTTCAGCCTCGTAATTTAAATAGAGCCCATGAATCATTAGCTCTTTCATTACGAGGATTTTTAAAAGGGTTAACAGAAAGTGTTTATATTAGTGATGGAGATGGCGATGGTGGATATGGTGGTGGCGACGGTGGTGGCCACGGTGGTGGTGATGATCACCCTGATGGACCTGATGGAGGTGGTGGCCATGGTGGTGGAGGTGGAAATGGAGATGATGGAGATAACGGTGGAGGGGGACCTAGTTATCCTGACCATGGAGGTTTTGGTGTAGAAGATGATTTTGGACTTGGTAAAAGAATATCTGGACTAAATACTGGGTCAGTAGAAATACCTAGTTCTGATCCTTTTAATATAACAGCTAATTATTATAATAATAATTTATCAGCTGGTGAGATTTGTATGAAAACTCCTGAAGCAGGAGATACACATATATCTATTGGCCAAGGACCTGCTGATACAATTGCAAATTTAATTACAGGAAACAGAAATTTATTTTTTACACCTGTAACCGGAGGTTCAAATCTTAAGCAAAGAGCGGTATTTGCAGCTGCGATGGGAAGATCAGTAGGTGAATATAGCTTATCAACTAGCCAATGGTACGCTGATGAAGTTTTTGTAAATGATGAGACCTCAGGAAGTTCTGCTGATACTATAGGAGTTATATTACCATTTATGGGTACTAATATTCGTCAAGGTTTTAGAACAGGAGAAAGAGGAGATTTAGCGCCTGATCCACAAAGTCCAAATTACAGGGGAAACGTAGTAATGCAAGCTATACCTTTTTTTAATTATATAGATTTTCCAGTAATTGAAAATGTTTATGAGCATGTAGATAAAACAGGTAGACAATCAAGGATAAAAGATGAAATTACAGAATTTCCTGCTGCTCAAGGAGTACCTGATTATGTAAGTAATAGCACTTATACTAAATCTGGAGCTACGTCAGCTACTAGAGCTATAAATAAATTACCTGTTGAGTTAAATACATCTATATTTCCTTCCACATTTAATGGATTTAAAGCTCCTGCATATGTAAATGTAGATCCAAATACAACTTATACAATAGATAATAAACATGCTCCTGGGAATATGTCAAGTGGTAATCTACCTACCATAGGATTTGATAGAGAAACAAGACAACCTTGGGGACGATTAAATATAGACTATGGGAGTAGCCTTTATAGTAATTACCTTATAAGTGGATATCTTCAAGATACTTTTGCTTATGCAGCAGGAAAATTGTCTAATTGCATGGTGTTTTATAACACTAGTATTGAATTAAACTATGCAGAAAATAGAAGTTTATCTCCTAAATTAAAATTTACGCAAAAACTAGATTTGTCAGTAGAGTCTTTACTGCAAGCTGTGCCGATAAATGGTTTTATACAAAATGCTTTTGAGCTTCCACAAGACCTTTTTAGCTTACAATTTCAAACAAATTTAAGTAGTGGAGCTACTACAGTAAATTCAGAGCCACAAATTGACAGTGATTCTAATATATATGATATATATGATTGGAAATACACTCCTGGACGTTTTTTAGCAGATAATGCTTTATTTCCTATAAATACGGATGACATAGCTTCAGAAAGTGACATTACCTTTTATCGGAAGCTCGATATATCAGATTATGCGTACTTATTAAATGCTAGTGAATCCACTGCACAAACAACTACTATTATATTAGATGAAGAAGCTCCTGATAATGCAAGACCTTTTGTAGATATAGATGTAGAAGATATTCCTAGTGAAGGTTGGAATAATATTAATTCAAATAATTTGCAATTTAATGCTGCTAGTCAAATTGTAATATCTAAAACAACACAACCAATAGGTCATATTGGAAATATTTTAACAGGTGCAGATACTCAAAATTTAATATGGTCACGAGAATATAATTTTGTTGTTCCTGGATTAACTGATTATGAAGGAGGGTTTGATACTGACGAAGTGCGTGGATGTATGGATGCTGATGCACAAAATTTTAATGCAGAAGCTACAATTAGTGATGGTAGTTGTATTTATTGCAAACCTAAAAATAGTGATATTGTAAATCCACATTTATATATTCAAAATGGAATTAGTGGAGTAATTCCTAACCAAGCTGCGGCAGGCCAGTTTATTTTAGATGCTCCTAAAATGGGCAATGGAAGTTCATATGGTCTAGGAGGATACGTAACTAACTCATCTTGGGCTATAGGTAATATTGGAAATGCTGTTAATTATGCAGATCCTACTTTAGGAATAGCAATTAATAATCCAGCAACAGCTGCTCCTTTTACATCTATGCAATTTGAAGCTAATGTAAGTCTTACAGGTATAATAAATGCTGCTCAATCTGCAGGATCTACTGTAAATACAGAAGCATGGGCAGAATATTGGATAGAAAATCTTCCTCCTGAATCATTTAGTCTTATTATATACCCAATTGATGCATTTGATGAGGATCATTTTAATTGGGGTACAACAAATACATTAGCAACATATACTCAATTACCAATTTTAGAAGGGTACAGTAGTGTAATTACTTTAGAAAATCAAGGAGATTCTCAACAAATTAAATTTGGAACAGATTATCCTGGTGATATAGGTAATGTTTCTTTAGGGCTTGAGCCAGGGCAACATTATTTAGCAGTACTTCAAATTCAACCAGTTGGATGCAATAGTAATTTTTATCTAGCTTATAATTTTTGGGTTCTATATTGTGATTGTAATCTTGAAGATGCAAATAATTTTGGAGGAAATAACTGGAATTATCCTTGGAGTAATATAAGCGCATTTCCAGGAGGATGGGGAGGTACTCATAAATTTTGTTTTGAAAATCCTACTTCAAGTAAAGGATGGCGTAGAACTAAAAAAGGAGCAAATGATGAAGAAGATCCAGGCTTATGCGAATTACCAGAAGAATATACTGATTGTAGTCAATTTATAGATTGGTGTGTTGTAAGTGATACTTTTGATTGTGAGCTTACGGGAAATGTTGCGTCGGGTTTCCAAAATATAGGAACTGGTACTTTAAGTATAAATGTATATGGTGTTTACACAGGATCTGAAGCAGAGTATTCAGAATATGCTTTATATGTAAATGGGCAATTATTTGAATTTAAAATTGAGCTTCTTGATATTAATACAGGTATAATAATAGATACAATTATTGTAGATGATCTTGATGATTATCTAACTTTGTCTGGAGGTATCTCTCCGCAAAATATGCAATTTGTACAAGTTCTTTTTGAAGACATCCCAGAAGGAAATTATTACGTACATCTTACTCAATTAGGGGCATTATTCCCAATGCAAGATCCAGATGGTGCTTTATGCACATATGTACATCCAAGTGCAGGCTCTAATGAAGTAACTATTGGAGGAGATGAACCTTGTGATAATGATATTATTTGTGATTGTAATGATCCTGCTGCATATAACTATAATCCTAATGCTACTACTGTTGTTAATGGAGTACCTTTTGATGAGTGTAATGATCAATGTTTATATGAAGACTGTAGTGAGATATTCTCTCAAGTACTAATTACAGACGTTATTACAACTAACTCAACTGCAGAATGCGCAGAAATAGAAATAGATACAGATAGTGATGGTGTAAATGATACTACTAGTTATTATTTAGCAGATACTGCATCTGGAACTGCATCTTTTGGAGTAAGTAATTTTGATGCTAGCCAAACTGTAGGAAATAACCTTGTAACGAATGGCAATTTTAGCGCAACAAGTACAACAAAAATACTTGATGGAAACTTTCCTTCACCTAACGTAAATTGGATATTACATTCATCCACAATAAACGGAGGAAGCGCGACTATTACGGGTTTAGGTAGTTTAACAAGTACGGGAAACAATTGGAGCGTTTCACAAAATGTCATTGATATTGGTGTTCGTTCTTACAAAGTAACTTTTACAGCAAAACAATTAACGGGTACAGGTGCTATGTATGGCGGTATAGGTTATAATAATATCTTTAACCAAGTTGTCACGGGTGAATTTGTTACATATACATTTCATCAACATAATGTTGTCACGGAGGGCAATGGAACTCGCGTAGCATTTGGCGGTGTTTTAGCAACTGGAGGAGAAACAGCAAACACGTTTGAAATAAAAGACGTTGTAGTTCAGGAACTCGGCGAAGATTGGACATTTGGAACGGCTTGGAGTATAACTCTGGACGATAGTTTAGGGTCTAGAGCTTCAGTAGATTCTACTGAAACTCGTCTTTTAAGTCAGTCTACTATAAATTTAGTAGCTGGAACTTTTTATAAAATTACTTGTGAAGTAAGTAGTTACGCAGCAGGTGCATTGCAAATTCAATTTGGTGGCCTTCAGGTATTAGGCAGTACAACTAGTGACGGAGTATTTACTGTATTTGGTACGCCAGATACTAACGGCTTACCTCTTTATTTGTATGGAGTTGCTATAGATGGTGATGTAGATTTTTCAGTAGACAATGTCTCAGTTAAAGAAATTGAAGTTACAGACTTTAATATTGGTATTGTTTCTCTTTTAAATGGAGATCAAAGTACAGGAACCCAAACATTATTCCAGTATTATAGTAATAACTCTGAAGCAATAATTAGTGCAGCACCAGGTACTGCTAGTATAATAACTCAAAATGGAGTAACTGTAGGTGCATTTTTATCACTAAATCAAACTACAATACCATCTGGAGTTTTTTCTGCAAATAATTTATATGCAGGAAATTTCTTAGCATTTGCAATACCAGTATCAACAGCTGTTAGTCCTGAAACTAATAACATTGAAACTTGTGAAAACGAGCTATTAGAGATTTTAGATAATTTTGCTACTTTTCAAATTTTATTAGATACCTCATCAATTCCTGATGGGTCATGTCCGGAAGGATGTAATGAAGTTACTAATCCAGAAGATTGTGATGATTATGTTGCAGGATGTACAGATGAATCAGCTAGTAATTACAATCCTTTAGCTACATACGATAGTGGAGATTGTGAGTATGGAGGAGCTGAAGACTGTGTTACTACACCAAGTTTACCAGAATGTGAGGAGTGTGAAGGAACATCAGATGCTCCTGGAGGAGGTTTAAGAATGTGTGATGAAGTAAATGGTAATGAAGCAGGATGTATGGATCCTTTAGCTTGTAACTATAATGCAAATGCTGTTATAGCAATGCCATTTTTATGTGAGTATTGCTGTGACGGAGATGATGATTGTGTAGAAACTGGAGAAGATGACGAGTGTCAAGATGAATTAGGAAATATTGATCCTGATTGTGTTACCTCTGAATGCCCAGATCCTACTAATCCAAATTGTGGTCAACCTCCAATAAATCCATGTCCTAACCCAGGCGATTGTCCCCCACCCCCAGTTCCAGATTGTATACAATTAGGAACTTGTGGAGATGATGATGATTCTACAGATGACCCAAATGTTATTATAGACGATGTAAGTGTAGATGTAATATCTTGTGATCCATTATTTAATGGGCTAGAATTTAGCCAATGGCAAGAAACTGCTATGACATGCTCTGCTGAAAAAGGCACGCAAATGTTATTTAAACTTCGTTCTGGAGTTAAGCAAAGTAAAACAGATATGATTAAATTAGTATTAATTAATTATCTGTTTAATCAAGGATTAGACTTACCTTGCCTATACAGTTGCGATGCAGAAACAAAAACACTTCGTAATCGTAATGTTGTTAAAGATTGTTTAAGAAATTGGGCACTAAGTGGTTCACAAAACTGGACTCCAAAAAGTACTTACTTAAAAGGGGAAACAGTTAGAGTACTTAAAAATGTAAGAGGTCAAACAAAAGCTTCTTATTATATAGCTAAACAAAATATTCCTGCGCAACAAGTTAGACCTGATACTAAGATTCCTAATAATAGTTTTTGGGAATTATGCAGAACAAGAAAACCTCAAGAGTCTTCTGTAAAAGGTGCAAATTACTTACAAACTTTATATGAGTTTATGATTAAGCATTGCGAAAATTGTAGTATAAGACCTAGAGGTACTGAAACTTATCAAGGTAATGATAACGTTAAATCAATTCAATCAGGATTATCAGATGCTGATGACAACGAAATAATATTCTAAAATGGCACGACAAATTGTAGAACTAAATTTAAAATCTAAAAGTGATTCTATCTCTGATGAAAGAATTCCTTTACAGAATAAAAAAACTAATCAAACTAGTGCTTATAAACTAGAAGATTTATTTCCTATACTTCAAGATGGAAGTACTACATCTGGTAGTAAAAGTTTAGGTAGCGCTTTAGGTGTATCTACTCTTACTCCTTTATTTGTAGGAGGAGGGTTTGGTAATACTATAACAGGTAATGAAAAGAATACACTTATCTTTAAAGGTATTAGATCTAATGACACTGTTATTGAAATTAAAAATGAAACCTTAAGCTCAGATCTTACTAAAACTAATTTAGTTATTGATTTTAATCAATCTCTTTTAGATCTTAGTGCTTGTAGTAATAGTTCATCTGGATTTTTAAGCACTGTAAATCTAACTTCTAATGTAGGATCTACTATTCTTCCTGTAGCTAATGGAGGTACTGGTGTTGCAGCACTTGCTGATAAAGCTGTTCTAATTACACAAGATAGTGGAACAGATACAGTTGCAGCAGCAGCAATGTCAACAAATGGACAAATCCTTATTGGGGGCTCATCTGGTCCTGCAGTAGCAACTATTACAGCAGGTACTAATATGACTGTTACTAATGCAGATGGAGCAATTACACTTGCTTCTTCTATTGGTACTATTTCTGCTGACTTAGATATGCAGAACTATGATATTGACTTAGGGACTGGATGGTTAAGTGGAGATGGTACACATGAAGGAGTTAATATTGATTCTTCAGGTAAAGTCTTTATTGGGAGTGCAACCCCTACAGGTTACTTTACATCTGATTTAAATGTTAATTCTAGTATATCTTTGGGAGCTACTAATGGTAGCACAGCTCAAAGCATAACACTTAAACCTTGTACTTCAGGGTCATCCCCAACATTTACTATTTCTGGCTCTGCTGCTAGTGGTACAGGTAATGCAGGAGGCGCTGTTGTAGTCAATGCAGGTGCTGGTGATACTAATGGTAATGGTGGTAATTTAGAAGTTAGAGCCGGTCTTAAAGCAGGTTCTGGTACAGACGGATCAGTTCTTATTAGGACAGGATCATCAGGTACAATTACTACAGCTGTTACTGTAGACAATTCACAGAACGCAACTTTTGCTGCGGGTATTATACAAAGAGGTGATGCAGGTATTGTATTGCATCAAAATACCCCAGCTACCACAGATGATGGTACTGCAGTAGTATCTGCAGCCAATGTATTAACTGGCATTGTAACATGCACCCCAACAGCTGATAGAAGTAAAGCTACAGATACTGCAGCTAACTACATTAGCACTCTTGGGCTAGCAGCAGATGACGATGCTTTTGACTTTAGCGTCATAAACTTAGCAACAGATGGTACATCCTTTGTAACCATAACTGCAGGTACAGGCGTAACACTTGTAGGTGCTGCAATCATATCTGCACAGGATGCTGCAGAAGATGCATTTACTTCAGGTGTAGGAAGATTTAGAATTAGAAGGACAGGTTCTGCCGCTGTAAGTGTGTATAGAATAGCCTAATCCCTTATATTTGTATTTATTGTAAACCAAAAATAATTTAAAAACTATGGCAACTACTAAAATAGAAGCTACAAACCGTGAACTACTTGAGGTCTTTAGAGGCCTTGAATCTGTTAAATCAATCAAAGGAGCACGTTTCGGTGTACTCGTTGGTAAAAACTTAAAAGAGTTGAGATACAAACTACAGCCAATTGAAAAAGCTGCTGAACCTACTTTTGAATTTCAAGAAGTATCTGTAAAAATGCAGGCACTAACTGAGTCTAATGATATAGAAGCAATGACTTCTCTTGAAAAAGACAATGAAACTTTAATTGAAGAAAGAAAAGCACAGCTTGCAGCTGTAGAAGATATGTTAGATGCAGACACAGAAGTGTATCTACACATGATTAAAGAAGCTCAACTTCCTGATGAAATTACCGGCGAACATATTGAAAGGCTTTTGAAAATAATTCAATAATATGGCAAGCATTACAACACGCTTAAGTGTACGATCTAGAAACCTTTTTAGCAATGCTATTGGCACAAGACATGATAAGTCTTTTGCTGTTAGTAGCAATGCTGATAGACGCATTAAAGTTATTAAGGAAGCCTCTGGGTCTCCTCACACACTCATAGATGCGTCTGATTATTATTCAGATACTGCACTTACTCTATTTGCATTTGTTAAAAATGTTACTAGTACTGCAAATAAATATATTTATGTAGTAATAGGATCTCAAGTAGTAGCAAGATTACAGCCAGGGGAATATATGCTATTCCCTTGGCACGTAACAAGCGCTAGTAATGATTTTAAAGTGTACTCTAACGACGCTACTAATGGAGTTAAAGTAGAATACTTTGCAGCCCAAATGAGTAGCTAAGATGAGCAAGAAAAAAATAAAAGATACTAAGCTAGGCGCTTGGTTATCAGAAAAAGCCCCAAATATATTGGGTGTAGTAGGAGATCTTCTTCCTGATTCTGGTGGACTAGGTGTAGTTAAAAACCTAATTAGTAAAGATGATAGCATTGACCCTGCAGAGGCTCAAGCTAAAATAGATGCTGAAATACGATTTCAAGAGAACGTAACAGAGCGATGGAAAGCTGATATGGGTAGCGATGTAAAACTTGCTAAACTTATACGTCCTGTTACTCTTATATGCCTTATGGGAATGTTTGTGATAACTATGTTTATAGATAGCATGGATAATGTAGCATTTAATGTAAAGGATTCTTATGTATCCTTATTAGAGCTACTTATGCTTACAGCATTTGGTGCATACTTTGCTGGGCGTACTATAGAAAAGAAAGCTAAAAAATAATAAACCAAACCAAACGCATGACTATTAATGAGATAAAAAGTTTTTTAACAGATAAACCCGGTTATTTAAAAAAAAGTGCAGAAGTACTTTCCGGACGATTAGAGTGTGATGTTGAACTTTGTGAGACTGCACTTTATGAAATGAGAAAAAAAGCTAAGGAACAACCTGATGACAATGCCAATAATAACGACAGTGTCATTAATGAGTTCCAAGAGTTCCTTGACAAAAATGGTATCAATCCTACAGACGTTTCAAGCGTTAAGTTCTGGCAAACAGTGTCAGGTAAACAAAGATTCTCAGTAGTTACAAAGAACGAGTCCAAAACAATGGATGAGTTTAAAAAGGAGATTGAAGATTTTGCTTTAAGTTTTTCACCTACAGTGAAAGAGTATGAAGCTAAAATTAATATAGATCCTGTAGCATACGAAATATCATTACCCGACATACATTACGGTAAATTACATAACTATACTTTAGATGAAGTTGAAGATCAGTTTATAGAGGCCGTAGTAGATTTAGTACGTAAAGCTGAAGGTCTAAACATTGAAAAGTTTATTCTGCCTATCGGTAATGATGGAATGAATTCAGAGGGTATGCGAATGGCTACAACCAAGGGAACTCCACAGCAAGATAATGCTGGGTGGAAAGCAACCTTTACAGGTTACTGGAATCTTATGGTTATAGCAATTAATTATTTAAAATCAATTGCTCCCGTTCATGTTATTGTGATTTCAGGTAATCACGATTTTGAACGAATGTTTTATGCTGGAGATGTAATCTCTGGTTGGTTTAGGAATGATGCCGGTGTCACAGTTGATAATACTTCTAATTCACGGAAGTACTATGAATACGGAAGTAACATGTTAATGTTTACTCACGGTGACAAAGAAAAACCTGCTGATATGCCTTTAATTATGGCTACTGAAGAACCCGAAATGTTCGCACGTACTACAAGCCGAGAAGTACACTGTGGACATCTTCATAAAGAAATGGTTAATGAGTACAGAGGTATTAAAGTTAGGTTTCTACCATCTATTTGTCCTAACGATGAATGGCACAAGCAAATGGGGTATGAAGCTAAACGAACAGGACAAGCATATATATGGAATAAGCAAAGAGGACTTGAAGGTTATTTACAAACAAATGTTAGAATTTGAAGACATAGAAGATGATTTTGATATTACTTCATCAATTGATGAGGAAATAGAAATACTAGACGAAGCATATCGTAATGCATATGCTATTGTTACTGGTAAAATGACCGTACGAGATCTTTTAAACAAGACTCCTGATATGATCTTTTTACCATTTGACCCTAATGACGCTGAGTCATTTGCTAGGATCTTAGATGATGTAATTAAATACTTTGAGGAGAATGAAGAATATGAAAAATGTGCTGAGTTAATTAGCAGCAAAAAACAGTTAGATGACCCTAGATGAGATTGCATACAATATATTAAACCTCATTAGAGGGGGTAGGTCTAATAATGATGATATTATATCATTAGATCAACTTAAATTTAATATACAGCACTATCGTGCTATGTTCATACGTAGAGACTATGCTAGAAATGCGTATGTCTCTAATTCACTTGAACAAGATTTAGGGTGTCTTGATATAATTAAAGTAGATGCATCTAAATGTTGCAATCTTCCACAGGATTGTCCTGTATATAGAACTAAAAGAAAATTACCTAGAACGGTAAGATTTAATTTTAGGGACGCTTTTACTTTTATAGGTAAACCTAATGGCACAGGAACTATACCAAGAGTAGAAGCACACGAAGTAGAATATATACCTTATGATAAATACACTGCAGGTAACACTAAATATTATGTTATTGACGAGTATATTTATATTTATAATCCAAAAGGATTAGAAGCTATTAATGTCCGTGGGGTTTTTGAAAATCCTAAAGACGTAGCTGAATTCGCAACATGTGAAACAGGTGTATGTTATGATGACCAGTCTCCTTATCCCCTCCCTATGGATATGGTTAGTAATATTACTGCTGGGTTAGCACAAGGGGAACTAATACTTTTAACCGGAAGTGTCAATGATACTTCTAATGATAGACAACAAAATTAATTATGGCACTTAATACAACAAGAGAAAGACTTCTCGACAAACAAAGAAAGGCTGCTGAAGCAACCCAAAAAGCTGCAGAAGAAACCAAAACATCTCAAGATGCAGCAAATGCTTTATTAACATCTATTAAAACAGCAGTTGAAGCTTTAGATAATAGTGTTGCTGGAAATGAAACGCAAGTAGATATTGTTGCATCTCTACCTGCAGGTACAAATATAATAGGAAGTATTTTAGCTCTATCTCAAGCTTTACCTGCAGGAACCAATGCCATTGGTAAATTAGCAGCAAACAGTGGTGTAGATATTGGTGATGTAGATGTTACTAGTATTGTACCAGGAACTGGGAGCACTAACTTAGGTAAAGCAGAAGACGCAGCACACTCTAGTGGTGATGTTGGTGTTATGCCACTTGCAGTTAGAAACGACGCAATTGCAACACTTGGTGGATCAGACGGAGACTACGCACCATTACAAGTAGATGCAACAGGAGCTCTTTACACAAACAATCAGTTTGGGACATTTGGTAGTATTCTAGTTACAGGAACTACAGCAGTAACATGTGCTATAGCAGATAGAGTATTTGTAGCTATTTATATGCTTACAGATACAGTATTTAATTCTGCTTCAGGAGGTTTAGTTGCAGAAACAGAACAACTTTACTTAGATGATACTGGTGCAGGAACAAGCATTGATGCTAACGGAGGTGCTGCAATTGACAGTATTACTTTTCCTGCAGGTATGACTTTATATGGTAGGTATGATGGATTTACTTTGGCTTCAGGATCAGTAGTAGCATACGTAGGATAATGTTAGGATTAGGATTAGGTATAAAAGCAGCTCCAAACGTAGTAGCAGCAGCAAGCTTTGCTAATACTAAGTCTCTAGACTTTGATGGCTCTAATGATTACGTAAATACTAATTACACGGCTAACGATTTATTTAGAGGTAATTTTAGTTTTAGTTATTGGTTAAATTTAGATTCAGCAACCGGAATAGCAATAGGTGTTGAAAGAGGAACTCATTCCTCATTTGTGATACAACACTTTAATGGAAATATTAATGCATTTCATTACTCTAATAGCGATGTTGCAATTCCAGGGTCAAGTTCTACTCCAATATCTCTAGATACGTGGCATCATGTAGTGTGGACTGCAACAAAAAATTCAGGAAGCACTACATCATATGTCTTATATGTAGACGGTTCAGCTGTAGCCACTTCTTTTTTTGCAGGTTTTACTCTGTCTGAAGCTAACCACAACGCGTGGGATGGTGATGGTGAATTCTTAGCTATTGGTGCATCCAATGATGACGGGACTCCAGATACGTTTGTAAATGGGAACATAGATGAAGTTGCAATATTTAATAAAGCTCTTTCTTCAGGTGAAGCAAACGCTATATATAATAGCGGTGTACCAAAAAACGAAAGTAGTCATGATAATCTTTTACTTTACTACAGATTTGAAGATGATGTAACAGATACGGCAGGAACAAGTAATGCAACAAATAACGGAGCTACATTTAGTTCTACTGTACCCTCGTAATCATGGATAAGTATATAATAATAACAAAACAAGATTTTTTAGATTGGGATAGTGATAAAGTAAAAAATCATCTTTATAAAATATATGAGGTTACAGAAGAAGTAGTTGGTACAGATGAAGTAGGGGTACTTAAATTTAATACTATTCCAGCTTTATTTAGTTCAAAAACAGTTTATACTAAATCTCAAATTGACGAAAGATAAATAATATAAAATGGCAACAGCAGCGTGGACAAGAAAAGCAGGAAAGAGTAAATCTGGAGGATTAAATCGTAAGGGTATTGCTTCTTATCGTAAAGCAAACCCAGGAAGTAAATTGTCTATGGCAGTTACTGAAAAAAATCCTAAAGGTAAGAAAAAATCTAGACGCAAATCTTTTTGCTCACGTATGTGTGGTATGAAAAAAAGACTTACAGGAGCTAAGAAAAAAAGAGATCCTAATTCAAGAATTAATAAAGCACTTAGAAAATGGAGATGCAGATGTTAATAAAACAATTAATTACAATATTATTAGTAACTTTATCTAGCTTAGTTTTTGCTCAGCCTGATAATGCTAGTTGGCTAAACGTAACGGTACAAACAGATCAGTACGGTGCGGAAACATCTTGGGAAATATTGATGGGAGGTGAGGTTGTTGCAATAAGCCCTCTATACCAAAACAGTACGCTAAGCAATGTAACGATACCTTTGCCTGCAGGAGATGACTATGAGTTTATTATTTATGATTCTTTTGGGGATGGTATATGTTGTGACTTTGGTGCAGGTTGGTATAGTCTTACTAATACATGTGGTTTAGAGATATTTAATTATGAGTTTAATAGTGCATCAGATACTACAGGCTTTAACTTGTTTCCATGTCTACCTGTTTTATTTGGATGTACAAGCGAATCTGCTAGCAACTATAACCCATGGGCAACAGTAGATGACGGCAACTGTAATGTAAGTGAATGTCCTGAGGGAGAAACCTTAGTAACTATGGAGCTTACGCTAGACAACTGGCCTAATGAAACTGGATTTACTCTTGTAAATTTAGCTGTAGGTGAGTTTTATGAACAGGTGTTTCCTGGTGAGTTTGACTTCGGGGATCAGCTTGCTACATACACATATGACTTTTGTGTGTCCTTAGGGTTTGAGCTCGTACTTGTAGATACATTTGGAGATGGATTAAATGGTATAGCTAGTGGAGGAGAAGCTAATGGTGCTGTAGTTATTACATCATGCCAAGACAGCATATTATGGGAGCTAGAAGATGTAGCATTTGCAGAATTTGAAGGAGGAACAATGTACTCTGGAGCTGTGTTTACAGAACCTTGCCCGCCTGTACCACCTATATATGGGTGTATGGATGATGATTACGTAGACTATAATCCTCTAGCTACAACCCAAGACACTTGTGAAGTATTACACACATGGGGATGTATGAACTCAGAAGCTTTTAACTATGATAATACAGCTACTATATCAGATTTTAATAGTCCTTGTCCTATAACTATTACGTTAGAAGATGATGCTGGTGATGGATGGGGTATGTCAGGTATTGGTCTAATACAAGAAGATCAGCAATGGTTATTTACTATGGGACCTGGACAGTTTCAAGAGTCGTGGGAAATTACACTTGACTCA